CCTTTATTCTTCTTATGCGGCAAGCTTATCAATAAGAGATTCAGTTAAGAGTAGACGCATTATTCAATCCAAGCAGTATGAAAGAATGTGTATGCAATATCAACCTGACATGGTTCTTGTTGGAGATCAGAATGCAAAAGAAAAATATGAGAATAGTTTATCTGGCGGTAGAATAGCCACAAGTGTAGATGGGTCCAATACAGGAGAGGGCGGCGGCATTATTGTTGTAGACGATCCTCACAACGTTAAAGAGGTAGAAAGTGATGTTAAGAGGCAGTCGGTTCTTGATTGGTGGGATTTGGTAATGACAACTCGTCTCAATGATCCAAAGACAAGCGTTTTTATAATTGTGATGCAAAGATCGCATCACGGAGACCTGGCTGGGCATGTTCTCGAAGAAAAGAGTAAATGGACGCATGTTTGTCTTCCTGCCAGATATGAAGGTAGATGTAGAGTTGTCAGCAATTTAAAGTTTAATGAAGACCCAAGAATGGAAAACGACGAACCTTTATGGCCAGAAAGATTTGGAGATGCAGAGTTAGCAGACATTGAATCCAAACTTGGTCCTTATGGCGTTGCTGGTCAGCTTCAACAAAGACCTTCTCCAAGAGGAGGCGGTTTATTTAAAGTTGATAAAATAATGTTCCAAAAAGATTGTCATCCAAAGACAATAAAGAAAGTTGTTAGGTATTGGGACAAAGCAGGAACAGAAGGTGGAGGAGCAAGAACAGCAGGAATTAAAATGGCAGAGCTTACTGACGGATCATATATATTCCTGGATGTGATCTCAGGACAATGGTCAGCTGGTCCAAGAGAGCAGAAAATAAAAGCAACAGCAGAATTGGATGGAGAAGATGTTTTGATTTGGACAGAACAAGAACCGGGATCAGGCGGTAAAGAAAGTGCAGAAGCAACAGTTAGAAATCTAAGAGGATTTACAGCACGAGCAGACAAAGTATCCAAATCAAAAGAGTCAAGAGCTGAACCACTTGCCGCACAAATGGAAATTGGTAATGTAAGATGTATAGTTGCTGATTGGACAAAAGAGCTTGTTCAGGAGCTGGAAATGTTTCCTGTTGGTCATTATAGAGATAAAGCAGATGGCAGTTCAGGAGCATTCAATAAACTTCATGCCACAGAGGATCAAAAGAGAGCAGGAGTGTGGGGCAGGGAATCGTCAAAGCCGAAATACAAACCAAGAACAGCAAGGAGAATATAATGTCAAATGTCGAACCAGATAAAAAAAGAACAGGATCCCTGGCAGATAAGTATTGGGATGAAGTAATGGCTCCTGAGTTTGCAGAAACAGGTTTAGGCAAGTTCACAAATCTATTAAGGTTCTTGAAAGATTGGTTGGGAGCTTTTGAAGCTTGGCTAGAGAATAATGGTCATCTCAGAATGTAAGGACGGTTATTATGGCAAGAACAAAACATCTCGGAATACAATTTAATAACGAAGAACAGGCAAGGGTGGTCAAAAAACTTCTCGCTGTCAATTCCATTCTTACAGAACGAGCAAATATCTCTGGAATATTAGGGCAGACATATAATGGTGACAGAAAGTTATATGAAACGCTTGGTTACAAAAAGACTTTGGAGTATTCAGATTTCTCAGCCAAATACCTTCGTCAAGATGTAGCGAGTAGGATCATCAATGCCTTCCCAGATGCTACTTGGAGAGGCGAACCAATTGTAACAGATCAAGAGAAAAGGGATCCTGAAAATCTTTCAGAGTTTGAAAAGACGTGGAATGAGATTGCAACAAAGTTTGATGTTTACCAATATTTAACACGAATAGATAAGTTGGCCTCAATAGGTAGATATTCAGTTCTGTTTATCGGACTTGGTGATGGAGAAAGTGATTTATCAAAGCCTGTACAGGTAAAGAATAAAATGGAATTACTTTATCTCCAACCATTCTCTGAAAGATCAGCTGTTATAAAGACATGGGATAACAATCCTACTTCTCCAAGATACGGACTCCCAGAAACTTATGATCTTGCAGTTCAAAACGTCAGTAACAGTAACACAGCCCAATCAACTAACAGAACAGTTCATCACTCAAGAGTCATTCATGTTGCTGATGGGTTGTTAGAATCAAATGTATATGGAACACCCAAACTTGAAAACATATTTAATCGTCTTGACAATCTTGAGTTGATTGCAGGTGGATCTGCTGAAATGTTTTGGAGAGGTGCTTACTCAGGTCTGGCATTGGAGATGGATGCAGGAGCAACAGTTGAAGACGCCGACGCTTTAAATGATGAGATAGAAGAATATGTTCACAATCTCAGACGAGTAATAAGGTTACAGGGAATGAAGGCCAATCAGTTAGCGCCTACAATCTCAAGTCCCAAAGATCATTTCCAAGTTCAATTGCAATTAATATCAAGCGCATCAGGGATCCCGATAAGAATCTTAACCGGATCCGAAAGAGGTGAGTTAGCATCTACCCAAGATGATAAAAACTGGAACGATAGAGTTTCGGAAAGAAGGAATGATTTTGCAGAACCACAAATCCTGCGTCCATTCATAGATATTTTAATCCAGGTCGGAGTATTGCCCAAGCCCACAAATATTGCGTCGAGCTTAGAGGTAAATATACTCTGGCCTGAGATTGATTTCCTAACAGCCAAAGCAAAAGCAGATATTGGTGACATCAGAACAAAAGCATTGAAGGCTTATGTTGAAAGCGGAGCATCTGGATTAATTGATCCGTTCCAATTCTTCACAAAGTTTCTTGGCTTTGAAGATGAGGTAGCAAAAGAACTGGAAGAAAGCATGTTGGCTGGACTTGAGGAAGAGCGTAAGCAGTCTCAAATAGAAGAGGAAGCACTTGAAGAGGAACGAAGGAGAGCGGCTGAAGAGGAAGCCAGGAGAGTTGAAGATGACTAAACATTACCATCATAATCATAACGTAACAGGGATGACAGCTTCAGTGCAGGCTTCCTATGTTGACATGAAAAGGAACGAGTCAAAGTCCAAAGCATTCAGAATTGATCCAACAAGGACTTTCACTATTCGAAAAGCCTTTGTACATGAATCCAACAGACGCTTCAGATTAATCAAAGCTCTTATCTGGGATGCGATAGTTACAAAAGACGTTCTCGGACTCAAAGAGAAAAAGCAAAAATCAATTTCCTCAGTATTCCACCTTGCAGATTCAGGACTACAACCCAAAGCATTTGCATTTAAAACAGATCCCAAAAAGGTAGAAAGTTTTATGAGTTGGTTAAACACAGAACTCGATGCCAAGATCTTAGAAGTAGCATCTCCAAGAAAGAATGTTGGTAATGTGGCATGGGCAAACAAGTATATTGACACAGCTTACAAAAGAGGGATGAAGAGGGCAGAAACAGAATTGGCAAAGGCAGGAATCCCAACATCTAAACTTCCTGATAATGTTAAATGGTTCGCTGTTGAAGCAAGATTCAATTTACCTATCCACGCAGACAAGGTTGGATTGATTTACACAAGGACGTATTCAGACCTTAAAGGCATAACAGACACAATGTCCCAAGAGATTAGCCGCACACTTGCACAGGGAATGGCAGAAGGAAGAGGACCAGCATATTTGGCCAGAACATTAAATAACAGAATTGAACAAGCTGGTGGTGATCTTGCAATTGTTGATCCAAGAGGCACAGTCAGAATGAGAGCAATTGACAGAGCAAGGGTGTTAGCAAGGACAGAAACTATCCGAGCACATCACGTTGGCAATATTAATACATATAGAGAAGCAGGAATCGAAGGGGTGATGATTCAAGCAGAATGGTCAGCAAGTGGTGATGAGCTGACTTGTGAAGATTGTATGGATCTGGATGGGAATGTGTTTCCGTTGGATATTATTGAAGGCATGATTCCATATCATCCTCAATGCAGATGTGTAGCAATTCCGATTGTAGCAGGGACAGAAGGTTATGGAAGCAAGTTGGGAATTGAAGACGAGGTGGCTGATGTATTGCCGCCTGTAAAAGTTCCAGCACCTGTAAAAGTAATACCACCACCAGTTCCTGTATCAGGATTGCCGCCTATAAAAATAAAACTTCCTCCTGGAGTAAAAGCAGGTCTTCCAAGCAAACCACCAACAGTATTCC